CATTGACTTCCCTATCTACGATTTTAATTCCAGTTTCTGGATCAACACCGTTACCATTCTCGTCAAGGAAACTAAACTTAGTATCTTCATGATTCTTAGCTATAGTGGATTTAACAATTTCACTCATAGCCTTCTCATCAGCATTACGTTTAAACGCATAAATAAAATAATCAGTGAAGCTACTTACTAAAACATTTAATCTAGTTTCATCAATAAGAAAGCTATTACGCTGTTTTAAAATTTCATTAGAAATATTATTAGCGAATAACTTAAGACGTGATTTTCCAATATCAGATTTAAGTAAAGCATCTTTTAACTCTGTTGGAATATCAGTCTTTAAAGCAAGAGTGCTCGTGATGATGTTATAAACTTTATTATGAATCATGCGATAACGCCTGGAAGAACAGTTTTATTAACTTCTACTTGTTCTTGTTGGATCGCTTTCATATTCATAGAGCGAATAGTAACTACCTCTGATGATAGGTATTCAACTTTATGAACGTGGCATTCTTCAATAGTATCTTTATCATCATCTGCAGGAGCGTATGAAATTTCCCATTGATGTGTCTTTTTATTTTTCTTTCTAACTTCTTTTACAGCAGGTCCACACTCTACCTTTGGCGGCTTATTAGGTCCTTGTGGGGTAACTGTGATCTGATGAAAGTGTCCAGCAATAGCTGTGCTCTTAACTTGTTTCTTCCCACTTGAATCATATGTATGAAAGAAATGGCAATGTTCTCTCTCGGTATATTGAGGAACTGGAACTGGCATTTGAATAGAAGGCTTATCTCCAACTTCTGTAGGAGCATAGTTAAAAACATCTTTAGCTACTTTTAATTTGTAGTGGTCAATATGAATTTGCTGACTACCTCTTAAGATTCTACCAGTAGCTTCTACTACAGTGCCTGGAGCTTCTTTAAGTTTGTAACCACTCTCATCAGCTTTATTTTGTTTTTCTACTTTTGATTTTAATTTAACTTGGACAACAGGTTTATTTTCTTGATCTTCACTCACGTTTCCCCCAATCAGTTTAACGTAAAAAGACGTAATGCCTTTTATATATATAGAAATTAAAGTCTATTTGTAGAGTTTGTCAAGGAGAGATTAAACGCCCGGCTTCCATGGTTGCATCGTCCTTGATGATATCCACCGGGCATCATTAGTGTATATAAGATCCATCAGATTTTTCAACACCATTAAATTCTGCCATGATTAAATATCTATTGATTATTTCACTAAGCTCCTGAATTGTGGTCATTTCTGACGCAAGCTTTACCCTTATTAGGATAATTTTGCAGTCATCTGAGATATCAGCTACTACGGTAGAGTCACCAATCTTAATTTCTTTAGCCATATCACTCCCAGGGAAGAATGAGATTACACAAATCTGAATCCCATATTACCTCGAGTGATGGAGATTTATAAAGTCCAGTGGGGGAAATATAAGGTCTGCCTAAACCAGCAAAATCTTCTAAGTTTAAAACCAGGGTTTTTTCAATATCAGCCTGGTAAACCAACTCTGAACAATAAAGTGCTTTAACTCCAAGTTTAAACTCTATATCGTAAATCTTAACATCTTCAAAACTCTTAACCTTTAAGGTGAATCTTTTACGGTAATCTTCTGGCCAGAATGGGCATCTAAGAATTACTACACGAGACGCCTCATGAACAATGTCATAGAAGAAGCTCTTCGTGTATCCCTCTGAAAGGATCTCTGCAATTTCATATCCCGGATAATCTTTATCCCCTTTCTTACCTACACAAACTGTAGCGTGAGAGAACACGCCTTTAGTTATAAATTTAATTGAAGCTCCAGTATAAGCCTTAGTATCTATACAGAGAACAATATCTCCAGGTTGTAAACGCTCATAACCAGAATGATATTTATAACCTTTAAGAGGAGGAATTTTAGTAGTAAATCTTTTACCAGGCATGAATTTTAAAAGAATCCACTTATTACATTTAGTAGTTAGATACCATGCTAGTATTCTTCTAAGCTTAGTAAGGAATAAATCTAGGACCATTTTCATCTATGTATCCCCATCCTAGTGTCCATTTAACATATTTACTTGGAGTATAGCTGAGACCTTTTGATGTTGGATCTCCACAATATCCCACGTCTAACTCCCATAGAATTTTATTTTTAATTTGTCTACAGTCCATACCACCCCGGTGGGTGTGGCCATGAACTACGTTAGCTAGAAAATCATCACGGTGCTTTCCTATGCCAGATAAGTAACCATGAATAAAATCAATTTCACATAACTCATATGACTCCCGTGGATCTGTAATAGTGTGAACATTATCAAATTTTAAAAGTTTATTATAAAGATAGTATTCAATCATGTGCTCGGCCGAGGGCTGCACTTCTAAAGTTCTTTTTAGAGGGCGAATATCATGATTACCAAGAATCTGGATACATTTTGCATCTGGAACTAATTCTTGAAGTTTCTTCCACATCTTCTCAGCCATACCCCTTGCCACCTTCTCCTCCTCTTGAGGAGTATAAATATTATGGCTACGAGGAAATTTAGCGTGAGAGTACATATCGTAGATATCACCTATTTGAATAATAAACTCAGGCTTAGTTTCAGGCTGCTTAGCAAAGTTATATATTTCCTCTAAACATTTATGATGGACAAAAGGAAAATGTAGATCACCAATAATTAAGATCTTAGGATATTTACGAGAGCGTTGATAAGGTTTTGGAACAAAATTTTCAAGTTGCCTATGAATGTCTTTTTTGAAGATTTCATTTGTGATTTTCACTTTCTTATTTAGCTCAAGACCTGCAGCTAAAAGTAAATCGTTATATCGGCCGTTATAGAATTTTTCTACAGCATATTTACATTTAATATTAAAGTCATAGAACTCAGTCCTGGTGGGACTTCTACCAAGTTCAATAGCTAAGTTTCTGATCTCATTTATTAACTGATGTTGATCCATCAGGTCTAGACTTACACACTTTTATAATAAAACAAGGTCTAGTTTTTAGGTGACAATTGTTTTTACTTGATGGTTACAATTAGGTGACAATTAATTTTCACTAACTAGAATTTTATTTTTAAGATACCACACGTCTATTTTTTCTTCTTTTTCTTGTTCTGTTGTAAATGGATCTTCTAAGATTAGATTTATTTCTCTACAATGATCTTCTAAGCGTCTTAATCTTAAAGGATCAATGCATTCATCATTCTTTACATTCACAAGTTTTTTCTTCACCTTTTATAGTGTAAGATAAAACCTGATTTTTACAAATAGTCTGACACCATTTAACTGTATTATCGTTAACATATTCTTTTTCAGGTAATCCAAAAGCTACATAAACTACTATTAGTAAAACTAGACCAACAAAAACGCTCATAATAATTTCTTTAATTTCTTCCATTTTATTTATCCTTTATAAAAAGAAAGCCCCAGGTCATAACTCTGAGGCAGTTCTAAGCAGTTGTGTTTCCACACCATAAAAAATTAAAAGCTAACTAATTTAAATTTACAACTTATTTTTTTATAGAATAGCCACAAGATCTACATTTTAGGTAATGGCCCATATCCGCCATATATCCGCCACAATCAGGACAACTATAATAAGCAATTCTATCAGTCATTAAATCTATTTTATGCAGCTTAAAAGCTTCTTAAACAGTCCAGAAAAACAAAGCCCCTAGAGGAGGCTAAGGGCCTTGAACCAACATAAGTATGTGCGTCTTGGAGACTAATTTAATAGTTATCACAAATATCTATAAAATCAATTATTTTTAGCAGGGCCTCTTTTATAATTACAAGCCTTACACACAGGCTCTACGTCTAGAGGTTTAAGATAGTCTCTATGGTCATAAACCTCTGCACCTTTATTGCAATCTAAACATGATAATGTTTTTACTTTAGGTATTTGTCCTGACCTTACAGCAGAATAAACTAGTTTTTTTGCCGCATATCCTGGAGAGTTTTTAATTAATTTATTCCTAAGTTTAGTCCAAGCTTTCCCAAACCTAGTCTTTCTCCATTTACGAGCATAGATCTTTTTACATTTAGGACAATTACGTCTCATTTTACCAATAGGATGCTTTATATTAGTTTCTAAACAATTTAAAATTGGATTCATAAGATATTATTACTTAAAGTTCTATGTATAACAAGCCGATAGTATAGGTATGAAGATAATAAGACCTGAAATTACCCATGAATGTAACACTTGTGGGTCATCTCATACCAAAATTCCCCAAGATGCTAGGCCACAAAAGGACTTTGATGGAGTAGAAATTATTGGGTATTACTGGGAGTGCTCTTGTAGCTCCACCATGTTTATTTTAATAAAGCCTATAGAAGAATATGAAGAATTATAAATTGGCACACTAACAGCATATCTAACCTATTAAGATAAGGAGATTCAAAATGAAGTTAAAAAGAGGAACCATATCAAAGTTATTAGGAGTTTACACAGAGGGTGAATTAAATAAAGCCATGTGTTTAGAGAAGGTGCGCATATTAAAGGCTGGCCTTAAGAAGAATAAGTATAAGGGAAAGCTTTTAAAATACGCAAAATATTATGCCAACTGGTATAAGTGGAGAGCGACGCATAACAGAAGTAAATCTGCCTAAAGAATTTTTTCTTTAATGGTTTGTGCGATGGATTGCATAAACTTTGGCATGACTGCGTTGCCAAGCCTTGCCACTTGCTCTGAATAATTACCTACTAATTTCCAATCTTCAGGGAATGAACATAGAAGCTTTAGCTCATTAATAGAGAGGCAGCGATCCTCTAATGGATGATACGTCTGATTACCTGACTGCTTTAATAAAGTCCTAATAGGCTTACTATTAGAAGCTCTATAAGAGCTAAACCAGTGACCCTTAGGATGATACTTAGAGATGCTTTCACCCTGACTAACTCTACCCAGATATCTCTGGGCTAGCGGGAATACCTTTGGAATTTCTCCCAGATCCTTAATATCTTTTGTAGCCTCTTTAAAAGAAACTATTTTATTACTAGGGGTGGGGAACACTGGAATTTTATTAAGATCCTTCCTTACACCTATAAAAATAAGTCTTTCTCTTGACTGGGGTACACCATAATACATGGCATTCATTAATTTACATTTAACGTTATAATTTCCTGATTTAATTATTTGAAATAGCTCTAAAAACTTTCCACGCATTCTACCTTTAATCATCCCTGAAACATTCTCCATCACAAATACTTTTGGTTGAAGCTCAGTTACTAATCTCCAGTAATGATAAAAAAGATTATTTCTAGGATCTATTACTTGTCTTTTACCTGCCGTGGAGAAACCTTGGCATGGTGGAGATCCATCAAAAACATCTATCTCACCTACTTTTAAGTTACAAAACTCTAGAATTTCTTGTGATGAAACTTGGGTAATATCTTTATGCCATATAGGAACATCTGGGAAATTAAGTTGAAAGCTCTTAACCGCATAAGCTTCCCAATCTATAGCTAATAGTTCTTTATAACCTGCCCAGTGATAACCCAGGGATGAGCCACCAGTTCCAGCGAAGGTAGATATTACTGTGGGATTTTTACCACTAGTAACGGTATCCACAACTAGGGCACTCTTTCTCTGTTGGAAGATTCTCGTCTACTTCTTTCTCATTAGCTTCAAATTCTGCGGGTTCAATCTTAAAGTCTTTAAAACCTAAGTGTTCAACATCAAACTCTGGGCCATAATCAAGGATATCTTTACCAATTTCTGCCATATCTAATTCTGCCCATAAAGCGATGGCATTGTCCGAAGTTAGAAAGGCATATTCCTCAGCTTCATCTTTAAAATCTTGGTAATCTACCGGAGCTTCTTTTAAACCTAGGTGTTTAAGAGCCTGTAAACGGCCATGGCCAGCTACGATGAATCCAGATAGGTTAGACACTATAATTGGATGACGAACGCCTTGGTGAGCCATTAGCTTAGCTAAACGCTCTATCTGAGACTTAGGATGAATGTTTCTATTCTTGGGGTGAGGCTTAAGATCAGTGAGTAGTGTAATTTTTTCATACTGACAGTTAACCATAATTCTCTTATCTAGTAGCATTTTGACCCCACCTTATTATCTAAGTATTATAAAAAAATAAGCCCCACTAAGAATCTAATTTACATTATTTCCCTAATGGGGCATAAAAGAACCAGCAACGATCTTTAGTGAAAGTTTTACCTGTAGTATTCCTAAAGGTCAATTGCAAAAAATACAAAAGTTTTTATAGGAAAGATTAACCAATGATTGGTTATCTAAAAGTAGTGCGGTGTCTTTAAGCGCATCGTTAGCTTTATAGCTTGAGAGTTGCCAAAATACCTACTCTATGCGTCCCTGGGGGGATGTGATTAGCCTTCTACTGTTGTGTAGAATGAACGACCGTAAACCCGGTGGCTCCGTTTAAATACGTGAAGCTCTGGCGAGTAGGAATAGTTAGTCTAGAAAGATAACTAGGGGGAATGGGATAAAAACCATTGAGCCAGTATGCGGCTAGGAACCACTCAGAGAGTAACCGAGCATACCTAGATAGCGTGAGTCTAAGGTCACGTCGACGATGTAGAAAAAGTAGTAACTGCCATTTGGGGGTAAGGGGGAACCTTACTTCCGGCTCTGATGTAGAGGTAAAAAAATGAGAATACAAAATTGTAAAAATTGTGGAATACGGATTACTAGATTTAAAACTAAAGCTAATAAAAAAGGTAAGTGTAGACAAAAGTGTGATGGTATTCAGAGGGATAAAGGTGGTTATCCGCTTAATCCAACTCTTAGAAAGGAAATGGTATTAAGGGTAACTCTTAAATCAAAAGAACACTTAAAACAAAAACGAATCTTAGATAAAACGATTATTATTAGGAAAGCTGGTGGACAAGTAATAAGGAAAGATAATCGAATAGTTCTAGATAAAAGTTTCTATTTAACTAGGCAGTGGCAAGAATTAAGGTATGAGGCTTTAAAGAAGTATGAAAGAAAGTGCATGGTTTGCTTTAGAAGTAATACTGAGTTACATGTAGATCATATTAAACCTATCTCTAAGTTTCCTAATTTTGCCCTAGAGTTAACTAACCTACAGATCTTATGTAGAGATTGTAATTTAGGAAAGGGTAATAAAGACACTATTGACTGGAGAATTTCATCTTTACTATCCCCACCACCTACAGTATAAGGTTTATATTACAAGATAAGATAAAGGAAATTTATGAAATTATTATTAGTTTTACTCTTTAGTGTAAGTTCTCACGCAGATTGCGTAATCATGAAGATGACCCCACAAGCTCCAGATATTAATGGATGTGTAGGGTGGAAGTGGGAGTATGTACCTGTAAGTGCTACTAACTGTGCTCCTATTCAAGCTCCTAGTAATCCAGTAGCTAGATTTAATCCTGCTATCGATCCTAGCGACTGTATGTTTAGGAACACTGCGGGGAGAACTATTAGTCTCTGTAAATGATACCAGCACCAGAGTTTTTTCTTCCCGCTGGATTGAAAAAAACTTTGTATAATTATTTAAGACGACTAAGGGGTAACATGGATCACGTTAAGATAATTAGATCTAAGCTTTTAGATTATGAATTAGAAGCTGAGAAGGTGGGGGAGTATTACCATAATAAATCTTTACCTCAGGCAAGCTGGGGAGATGTTGCTTATCTCTTAGATCTAGTAGATACGTTAAGTGCTCAGATAAAAGAGTTAGAGAATAAAACAGGGGGATAATATGAATGAAGCTAGAATCTTTGAAGGAATGTATAATGAAACTGTCAAAGATGCAGTCTACTTAGCTAAAGAAGTTGATTTATTAACTTTAAAATTAGATAAAACTATTCAATGCCTTAAATACTATGCAGAGAAGAATGGGAAGAATAGTAAAGCTGCAGTGCTATTAAAAGAATTGGGGATAGAATAATGGGAAAGAGAAAGCAAGTCACAATACAAGAATGGGAACTAGCAATTAGAAAAGCTAGAGCATTCATAAATAATTACGATAAAGTTAGATGGAAAATAGTTGATATCGCTTTAAGTGTCTGTGAAATAAAGCATGGGGGTAGAGTTCATGAAACAACTTTTACTCTGTCAAGATTCGCTGCATATATAGAATTAAATAGAAAAACTTTAATGGAATGGGTCAGAGTTAAAAAACTAGTAGTGGATAAGCTGCCTGATGTAGAGCTCAAAGATAAGACGAGATATAGTTTCGAAGATTTAACTAGCACTCTAAGAAAAGTTAATCCTGAATCTACTCCTAAAGAAGTCTTGATGCACTGGAAAGATCAATTAAATATACCTCCTTTTAATAAAAAGTTTATTAAATATAGAAAGCATCTTGATACTATTTTATATAACGCTCAAAACCCTATGAGGTTAATGGAAGTTGATGAGAAGCTATTGCTATTAATGGCAGATAAGTGCGATTTAATTTCAAAGCTGCTAAAAAAAGAAGTTGAATTTAGAAAGAACTTCTCTGTAGAGCAAAGATTAACTCAAAAAAATCTTCAAATTAATAAAGCTGTAGAAGATGCAAGCGCAGTTTATTATGAATAGTGATAACTGGAACATAATTAAAGGCACTAAAATAATTTGCCCTAATTGCCTTACCCCACAAGGAACTTTTACCCATAACGTTTCCTCATATCAAAGACTTGATGATCACTCTATAGAGTTCTTAATAGGTAGAGTTAGAGTAGAAGATCCTGAGGATCTGGGAAAATATAAAACACTCACCATATCTAAATGCTGCCTAGTTCCCTGGTGTAAGCAGGGTAATTTTTTTATTGAAAATGTAGGATGGTATCCATATTCACCCTACCCGAAAGAAATAAATGTTAAAAACTAAAAATAATTTTTTAAAAAAAATAAATAAAACAGAAAGCTGCTGGGAATGGTTAGCTGGTAAATATTGGGATGGATATGGTAAGTTTTTTTACAAAGGTAGGCAATGTAGGGCTCATAGAGTTTCATGGGAAATTTTTAATAGTAAAATTCCTTACAATAAACTAGTATTACATAAATGTGATAATAGATCTTGCGTGAATCCTAAGCATCTTTTTATAGGGACAAATAAAGATAACTCTAGAGATATGGTAAATAAAAAAAGAAATAAATTCACCATTTATTTAGGAGAAGATTCTTTTAAATCAAAATTAGATAAAATAAAAATATTAAAAATGATTGAGTTAAGGAATACAACTAACCTTTCTTATAAAGAAATAGGCAAAATATTTAATGTGAATAAATCATCGGCTAGATTAGCTATTAATAAAATTACATGGAAACATATCTGGTTATGACTAAAAAAGAAACCATAAAAGAAGTAAGCGATATTATTGGTAAGATTAATTCCATTATAGATAAAGCTGATAAAGTTTTAGATAAGATGGCTGTTACTAATGTTAAAAAACCTAATCTCTTAGATAAGATTTATGAAAGCATCGGACCCAACGCAATGTGTGAAATTATAGCGGAGAGACAGGTCACAGAAAGATTTGAAAAATATTGGCTAGACTTATCTAAGCAGATAGAGTTTAGTATGGAAGAACAAGATAAGATTAAAAAAGCATGGCATAAGTGCCACTCTAATGAAGAAAATTTAGGATATAATGAGCAGGGTAATAAATCCTAAAATAGTAAAGAAGATAGATTCTCAATTATGCAAGACGTGTTTTGAGAACTATCAGCAGCATAAGCCTGTACTTCATATGGATTGCTTCAACATTATTTATAAGTCCGGGGGTAGGGATGTTAAGTATAAACCAGATTAAAGTTTGGAAATCTTCAAACTTAGATAAACTCACTTCACTAAGAAAATTAAAATCTATGGGATCAAGTTATAAAGATCTAGATGATTGGATCATGATGACCTCTAGTGAATATCAATTAACTAAAATGTTTTTCGAAGAACTAATAAAAAAGGTTGAACACCTTGAAAGGATCACAGAATGAAAAAAGTAACTAAAAAAACAACTAAATCTAAAACAGTTAAAAAAGAGGGGAAGAAAAATGCAAGTAACAAAAGTGTTAAAGCTAAAAAAAGCTACTAAAGAAGAGGAAAAAATTAATCTTCATTTTAAAAGAAGATTAGAAGATATTAATACGTTAAAAGATGTACAAAAAAAGGCTCTTAATGTATTTTTGAATGCTACTAAACAGCTTGTAGAAATGGGTGTTGGAGTAGAATTAAACTAATAATATAAGGATAATTTAAAATGGATAAACCACAAGCGTATGCCTGGAAAGATGGGCAATTAGTTTCTTGCTGCTTTGTTAAGATTATTGATGATGACGGAAATTTACTTCATTCATTTGAATCTAAATTTATCTCAGATAATCTTAGACATAACATCGGAAAATGGGCTAAAGATTATGATGTTAAATGGTTAGATCAGCCATGGAAGAACCAAAGCTTTATAGATGCTATTAAAAAATATGAATTTAATTACGGTATAAGATTAGATTGTAGAGAATATTAAAATTTAAAAAGGAGATATAAAATGAATATTGTTCATGCTCAAGTAGCTGTAACAGAAGAATTAGGATATGTAGGAACAAGATTAGAAAATGTTTTAGCAAGTGTTAGAGGCCATCAGCCATCAGGACCTGTTGAACCAACGGGACTTAAGCAAGCTCACTGTCTTTTAACTCAAGTTGAAGTTACTGTTAAAAATTTAGAATATGTAAAACAAAAAGTGAGTGAACTTGAAACACTTCTTACATCTGGTGACGTTGTTACTCATAATAAAACATCTACACCTAGTGTTTCTATGGGTGGAAGATACTAATGGAAACACAAGAAGTAGATTATTTAAAAGCTCTTAAAGAACCTTTCCCTGCAGATGATATTGAGTGGAGAGTTGGAAGATGTGGTAAATCTCAAGATGGTAAAATCTGGGCAACGTGTTTAGCTTATATTGAAGCGAGAGCTGCTCAAGATAGATTAGATGAAGTAGTAGGTCCTGAGAATTGGAAAGTAGAATATACCACCGTTGGTGGTAAAGATGGAATTGATCCTGGGATTATTTGTAAACTATCTATTGGGAGAATGATTGTTAAAGATCGCTCTATAGATAAATTATGGACAGTTAAAGAAGATGGGGCAGAGCAGACTGAAAATGAATCTTTTAAAGGTGGACTATCCTCTGCATTTAAACGAGCAGCATCAGCTTGGGGTATCGGAAGATACCTTTATAATATGAAGGAAGAATTTGCTACCATCGTAGATAAAAAAACTCCTGGAGCTAGGTATGGAAAGACTAAAGAGGGCGATCAGTTTTATTGGATACCTCCTCAGTTACCAGAGTGGGCACTACCTAAGAAAAAAATATTAACCCCTGGGGTTAATGAAAATAATGAAAAAAAAAATACATCTTTAGGTTCCCAGATGGATCAACAAAGTGGTCAGAAGGACCAGTCACCTACACCTATAGCTGATCCACTAGAGAAGGCTTTGGCTAACCCTCTAGATAATGAAGTATTCGGAGTGGGATCTCAATACATGGGAAGAACTTTTAAAGATGTATTAAAAGAAGATTCATCTAATGGATATAAATATGCTCATGCTAGATATGCTGATTTAAAGAAAGCTAAACAGATGCCAGAGCAAGTTATTAAATATTTAGATTATTGTCAGAGTGAAGGAGTTTTATAATGGAAGTATTTCAATCAGTTTTACATGATCCAAAACTTAACCTGGAGGAAAAATTTGAAACTGTATTTACTATATTCGTAAAATCAGTTTCATTTCATTCTGCAGAAGAATATAAACAAAAGTTTCCAGCAGAATATCATCTAGCTAAAGGTATGTTTTATTCTGGGTGCGCTGCTAGGGATAATGAAAAAAGTGCTTAATGAATTACTAGTTAGTTTAATTTTAATATTAACTGCTTTGCTTTCTATTTTAGGAGTTATATGAAACATTCAGGAGCACTAAAGAAGTTAATTAAAAAGATTTTATATTTTGCAGAGAATAAAATGGCTTTTGAAATGAACTTTGTTAATGAGGAAACTCATCCAGTTAATATGAAAAAAGCTAAAGAGATTATTATTAAAAGACAGAATAAAAGAAAATAAAGCTACTGCCATGATAGCCCCTGAGTCGCTGGGGGTAAGCGAAATAAGTAGTATCTGATGTTACAAGGCATGGTTAGGAAGTCAGAGTCGTGCTCCCCGGTCTTGACGGGGAGAATTTTTATAAGGGGAATATGGGGTTACTAGTCACTCTTAAAATTAAAGAGAAAGATATCGTCATGATTAATGATGATGTTTTTATTACTATTAATAAACTTAAGAGTGATAACCAAGTAAGTATCCGCATAGATGCCCCACCTAATAAATATAAAATCAAAAGAGTTAAAGTAGAATCAGATGACAGGGGAAATAAATGACAACTTTAGAATTTATTGGGCAGCATCCAATTTTAACAGTGGTTCTGTTTTATATATTTTGTGATTTAATTTCCCAAGTAATAAGAAAAATTTAAATATGATGTTCCAAGAATTTCCATATAAAGAATCTGTTTTAGAGTGGGGGAAGCTTCATAAGAGATTATTACAAGTATGTTTTATTCCAGCCAATCCAGAATGTTTAGAGCCCTTAGAACAAGTATGGTTACTTGATATAAAAACAAAAGAGATGTTCTTAATTCATGAAAGAAATGTTTTAGAATGATATGGTTTAGTAGTGATCAGCACTTTTACCATACTAACGTAATAGAATACTGTAAGAGACCCTTTAGAGACCTAGATCATATGCATGAGGAAATGATTAATAGGTGGAACTCTAAGGTTAAAAAAGAAGATGTTACTTATATATTAGGTGACTTTTGTTTTGGTAAACCTAAAAAAGCTAATGAGATTCTAGCTCAGCTTAATGGTCAAAAGATTTTAGTTAAAGGTAATCATGATCACTCAGTAACTAAATGGCACTGTGATCTTGCCACTGATCCTTTTGAGTTTAGTTTAGAGGTTCCATTTTATGATGGATTATTATATTTCCCAGTAACCCTCTCACACTACCCCTACACCCCTCTAGCTCCAGATGAGGATACCAGGTTTTTAGATCGTAGGCCTGCTGAGGATGGTAACTGGTTACTTCATGGTCACGTTCATTGTCTGTGGAAGGTTAAAGATAAAAGAAAAATGATTAATGTGGGTGTAGATGTGTGGGATTTTTACCCAGTTAGTTATGATGATATATTGAAAGTTATTCGTGATTTATAAATGGATCTGTAGTTTATTCTGCTCTCATGCTTATATCCCATTTGTTAGAATAAATAGAAAATGGATTATAGAGTGTGTGTGGTGTAACAAAAGAGTTATTGTTTATAAGGATAAGATGAAAAAATGAGGGTGGAAATTGAAAGATGAAGTAAGATTTAAACTTATTAAGTTTATAGATAAGTATGGGGCTATTGGGCATCATCATGCCCCACCTAACCAAGATAAGTTTGAATATGGTGACTCAGCTAGAGAAACTGGAACTTATTTTATACTAGAAGCATGGACTAAGAATGCCATGTTACACGTTTTAAAAAACGCATTCCTAGATAAGGATGGATCTCTTTGTAGGCATAAGTATTCAGAGGTAGATTGGCATAGAGATCCTAAAGAGTTTAGCCGTGATCAGTGGACAGCTATTGCGTGTGCTGTGGCTAAAAGAAGGGTAGATACTCATTCTCTGGAAATGAGAAATATATTATTAAGAGAGCAGTTAAAGCATCCATTCACTGCTCAAAATGGAGATTTAATTACATGGGAGTGGAACCTTTATTATAGAATGTATAGAAGAAGATATTGGTGGGTTTGTATTTTAGATTTTGGATTAGTAGTTAACTCAATAATTAGAGTAATTAAAAATAGAATAAAATCTGATGATGTTGGTGATGATATTAATCAAACCTCAATGCTATATGTAGCCATTAAAGTAATGCCCACACCTTTCTCTTGGCTTGCCCGTATGATCTATAAATACTTTCATCCTGGAGTGCAGAAGGCTTGGGATCATTATTATCGTCATCCTGAAAATCCACCCTTAAATCTAGTGTGGAGAGAGACTATAAGTAAATGGTTTTAGAATTTTATATTGCAGCAGCTCTAACATTCGGTTTTTTAATTGGAGTTATAGTTAATGTTAATGAGTTTAGGAGAATCTGGGGTCTTAAAGCTGATAAGATTAAATGGTTAAGATAGTCTTATGTTCCCGGGCATAAGCTAAGGTGACCTACCCGCTTTTATTATGTATATACAAGCTAGATTAAATAAAGATTTTATTCTTTCTCAGCCTAAACGTAAAAGAGCTTTCCATAGAGCTTTAAAACGTAATGAAGATTGGGCAATTAGATTACAGAGAATGAGAGAGTTATTTAAGAAACGATTTATAAAAGAAATAACTGCCCCACTCCCATTCCAAGATTTACTTAAAAAAGATGGACAAGCTATAGGTGAGACTGTAAAAATTTCCTATGGTCTTCAATTCGATAAAGAAGAAAAATAATCCTGAGCAATTAATCAAGAATCAAATTCTATATTGGTTAGAGTATCAGCCAAAGTGTATGAGTTGGCCTAATGATACCGTGGGGATCTTTGACGTTTCTAAGGGCATTTATCGTAAGAAGAACTCAAGGTTTCATCGTAAAGGAATAGCTGATATTTTAGGGATCTGGGATAAAAAACCCCTAGCTATAGAGGTAAAATCTAAGGTAGGTAGAGCCTCTCCTGAGCAGAAGAAATTCTTAGCAGACTTTGAATATCATGGGGGAATAGCCATTTTAGCCAGAAGTCTTGAAGATGTAGTAACAATTTTAGACCCATATCAGCTTGCTCATTTTCGTAAAACCCCCTAGGATTTACTTAAGATCATTCTTCTAGAGGGCCAACTAAATGCTTAAGATTAAGAGTGCAATTACTGAAAATACAACGATCTCAATTAGTGTAGTAATAAGCTTAATAGGTGGAATATTTTGGCTCACCACATTATACGCTAAAGCAGAATCAACAGAGAAAGCAGTAGAAAGAGTAGAAATAAAACAAGATAGCTATAATAATCATCTACTAGAGATTAAAGAAGATTTAGGATTAATAAAAGGTAGTTTAGGTATTAAAAGAAGAAATAGATAAGATAACTTTATGGGTAAATTTACAAAACTAATAATAATGTTCGGTGATCGCGTTGAAGAATGGGGTCCTGATACTATAGCCACACTTATTCAGACAAAGTTTCCTTGGTTAAAATTTAAATTATTTGATTTATTACTAACATACGGGTTAAAAAAGTTATTTGAAGCTTTTGTTCCAGTAGGTCAACGTCCTGTGTTTAGATTCGCAGTTATTGACACTACTAAAAAAGAACATAAGAATTTTGTAGAAGCTCAAGAACAAAAAGATTTAATATTAAAAACCGGAACTGATGAAGAAAAACAAAAGGCTATTAATGAATATAAAGATAAAGCTCGTATTTTTATTAAGCTTCACACTCCTTAGTTGTGTATCTGCCCCACCAGATGTTCCAATCTGTGTGACTGTAGATTCTAACTCTGGCTTCTGCGTTCATACTATTTCAGATAAAGAATATGATGTGGTGGGGAATGAATGGGAACTAATGAAAAATGAATCATTAGTATTGCCAGCAGAGTCATGGCTTAAATTAAAACAATATATTTTAGAGATGTGCTTTGAGTTTAAGAACTGTCCTGAGATAGAAAAAAAAATTGAAAAACTAGAGGTAAAGTAAATGCAATTCGCTAGACTTGAGAACTGGTATGTAGGAGCTAATGACTTACTCTATGGTGAAGTTTATGATCATCCTAAATTTAATGATGGTGACCCTATAGTAACTAGCCGTGTGGTTAGATTTGATAAAGAAACTTTACAAGCAGTAACTATGAATACAAACTATGTTCTCGGTAAAGAGAGAATTTTTAATTCAAAAAAAGGAGACTTAAAATGAACGCATTAACAATTTTATTACTAGCAGGATTAGGTGTGGCAGCT